TCATCATGAAAATCCTCAGCAGTAATAGCTTGAGGATTTTCGTAATGTTTGATTGCAAACATCATATAATTGTCTTCATTCAACTCATCAAACTTCATGAATCACGTATTGTCGTGATTCTATTTATTAAGCAACAACAGTGATAGATCCACAAGCAGTACCCTGAGCACCAGAGATTGCCCTAGCAGAAACAGTAGTACCATCTGCGGTATCCTTAATTGTTCCACCAGCAAGAGCAATGGTCTGAGCACCAACTGTTAGTACGTCATCTGCATTTGTTGCGGCGTTAGCAGCAGCAATTGCAAGTGAGAATACCAGTTCGTTAGAACCTGATCCACTAGCATAAACAAGTGTGTGTGGCCCACGACCTGATCCAGTACCTTGGTTTCCGTTGGTAACTGCGAGTGTTGGGTTTCCAGTAACTGTAACAGCCTCGTTCCATCTAACTCTAACAGATAGAGTAAATCCAGCAGACTTGTCAGCAGCAGTTGTAATCCATTCAACTCCAGTAACGTCAGCAGCACCAATCTTAGTTGTAAGACCGCCTATTGCAGCAAGTATTTCAGGTGCTGCACTGGTATTATCATTACCTGTCATAGTAGAACCACCTTCTACTACCCATCCTGTCGTATCAGCAAAAACTTCTTTCTTTTGAGCAGTCGTGAGCCACTTAGGTTTAGACTCATCTGCATCAGTAGCTCCCCATAAAGGCATGGTTTTGTCCCAATAATAGTATTAATCTAAATTTATTTATAAAAAAAGAGGGTTAAAACCCTCTCTTTTACCTTGCTTTGATTGCCTTTTCTACTTGTGCAAACAACTTATCATCTGCATCCGTCTTTGTCAACTTAACTGCCTTACCTATAATCTTGAGGCAGATATCAATTAATTTTTCCCCAAGTTCAGCGTCTTCAGGAATTTTGTCAACAGCATCAGAAATGATTTTTGAGGCTAATGGAAGTAAAAATGAAAGCATGATCTTATATAATAGCTATATTATATATTCACCTTCCCATTATAGCGCCTGGGCCATCCCTGTCTAAGATACCTTGTATAACAGTTTGTAAAGCTTTCTTACTGTTCTCCCGTCTCTTCTTTTTCTCTGCCTCAGTCTCCTTCTTACCACCAGAACTTGGAGTGACATCATCACCTCCATCCATTCCACCTCTTTCCATACGGCGATCTTTGATTCTATCGTAGTCCTCTTCAGACATAAACTGTTTAAATGTCTTCATGATTAAGGGCCTGTTGTTTGTGAAGCACTTGTTGGTGTTCTACCATCATTGAATGGATTGTATCTTGTATCCTTTTTAACTACTTTTTTCTTTGTTGCAACAGTAGAAGCAGCCTTACCGACTTCCTCCTCAACCCTAGCGATACCTTTCATTGGTTCTGGTTTAACAAGATCAACAACTTCAAATGCAGTCTTTCCATCTGCATCTTCTATCTCAAGACCTTTTAATTCAGCACCAATACTCTCTGCAACTTTCTTAGAGTCTAATTCCTCATACTTATTCTTGTCATCATCACTGTCTGGGTTGACACAAACTGGGTTCTTAACTCCTTTCTTCTTCTTACCTTTATTCTCTGTTATTTCATCACCAATAACTTCCTTGAGATCTGATCTCCAATTAGAACGTGCTTCAGTAGTAACACTTCTCTTTCTCTTCTCAGGTTTCTCCTTAGATGCTTTGGGTGCTTCTGCCTTTGGATTTTCATCTTTATGATCTTCCTTCTTCTTAGAACCACCACCTGCAGCTTGTGCCTTCTTCTCTCCTCTTTCTTCTGGGGTTTGACCCTCATCTGTCATTTCGACAGACGCAATCTTGGGATCTGCACGTAATTGTGATATCTTTTCACGAGTCGCAAAGCGTATATATGAAGAACCAGTAGCCTTATCTTTAACACGAATCTTAAATTTAGTTCCAGACTTAGTATCTTTCGTTGTAATCTCTTGAAGATCATCACCTTGCACCTCAGTTTCTTGATTTAACAAACTATTAATCCTATTAGTACGATTCTGAATCGTACCACCAGTAGTACCCTTATTACCACTCTTAGCATCTTTCCTTATCTTATTAGCAGTCTGTATTCCTTTAACTGCAAGACCTGTAGCCAATGCACCAGCAGCAAGTCCTACACCTAAACCTTCTTGTTGTAGGTCTTCACCTGCAACATATAAAGGCTCACCAGTTACTTCATTTATTTTTCCTTCAAGATATCCTTGCCATGCAGGAGTATTAGCTTTCTTGTCAGCAGTATGTACAACATAAGCTTCACTTGACATTCCTGACTTATAACCCTTTACAACTTCTGCACCAACCTTTCCTACTGCCTGAGCACCACTCTTAACTACCTTTCTAACAGTCTTTCCAGCTGCAGTCTTATAATTACCTAATGCAGTATCAACCTTCTTTAAAAGATTCTCATCTATAAGTTCTTGATCACCAAAGAACTCATCCCATTCTGCATCTTCTTTAAATCCTTGAAACTTATTCGCAAGAATTGCTTTCTTACGAGTAGGAATATCAAACAAGTGATTATTAGCTTCAACAAATCGTGCAAACTGTTTTACTACCATCTGATATTTTTCAGCTTGCTCAGTAAAAGCATTGTCCTTTCTTACAAGAACCATCTCACCTTTTTCTTTCTTCTCCACTACAGGAGTTACTACACTTTCAGTAACAACTGGCGCAGATGCCTTATGAATCTCAGCATATGCATCAGTAAATGATCTATGCTCAGTTCTAACTTGTTTAGAATCCTTCATTTCTTCCCAGATTTTTTCAGACTTTGCCTAAGTTTATTTATAAGTGGGTATTGTCCTGGAGTTAGTTTCTCCAAGTTCTTTCTATAACCATCAGTACCAACAAGAGTATTTGGATGTGTTGCATCTCTCATTGTTGATGACATATGTACCTCACTATATTCATTTAAGTCCTTAAGCCACGACTTAAACATAATGTTATCTTCTGTAACTGCAATAACATAGTTAGCACCAGCACGAGTAATCTTTCCAATCAATCCATGATTAAGATTCTCTACTAGATCACCTATACGGAATATCTGTTTTGCAATATAACTTTCTCTAAGTACATCAAATGCAAGTTTAGGTGCAAACTCCCATGTTTCAGACTTCACTTTCTTCATAGACTTCTGAACTGTATTAAACAGTTTCTTTGCAGCCTTATCATCTAAAGTTTTTGTGATACCTGAACGGAAAGTATCGAAGTCATTATCTACGGCAGCCTTGCGTAACTTGGAGGCAGACATACCCTCCACACCTTTGGCAGAAGCATCCCGTTCGCCTGCCGAAACAATGTTAATTTTGTCAAAATTGTATAACTGTCCGTTGTATTTGTTTGCAAGGTTTTCAAACTCCTTGACCCTATCTGAACCAACCACAACATTGACAGAGGAATATCCTTTTCCATAAGCCGCCTTTAATACATCAAAAATTGTTTTTGTGTTCTCATCATCCACAATAGAATTGGAATGTTTAGGGAACATCTTACGCATGTAATCTACCTTCTCTCTAGGATCAAGAGGATTCTTTTTAGCATCCTGTGTCCTGGATGGATAGATTCTATACTGACCACCTTCACCAGCAGTCTTACTTATTGTATCTAATAGTTTTTCATGTCCAACAGTAGGTGGATTAAATCTTCCAAACCCTACAGTTAATGAACTATCACCTTTATTCTTCTGTGGCTTTTCTGGTGTCTTTTTCTCTGGACGTAAATCTTTAGGTTCTATTTTTTTACCTGCATTACGATTACCAAAGAACTTTAATCGGCCTCCAACAGTCTTTGCAACTAACTTACCCTGTTTATCATACCAATCGCCATGACCATCCCCACTCAAACCCATATTTTTGGCTTGAGTTGATGCTTGCGTTTCAGCTTCAGAGATAAATTGTAAAAATGTCTTCATCCTTGATCCCAGTTCTTAGCAGCAGTAAAGTTAGCACGACTGAATTCTAGTCTGTCAACTAGTTTCAATGCATTACCAGATTGAATAGCAACAAAACCTTCAGGAGCAGTAACCTTATAACCATTATCGGTACGAAGGAATGTTCCTAAAGTTTTAACCATCTCCAATCTACGAATGACATATAATTTAGCTTCAATTATATTCATATATGAAGCGATAGTAAAATACAAAGGGCGTTCATTTGTTTTTAAAAATGTCAAGCCATCTGTCTTTATCTTTATATATTTATCCTGTGTAGATTTAGTTTTTTTAGATGCAATCTCTTTATCCAATTGCATTGAATAATATTGTACGAATCCGTTTGCAATTTCCTTAACGTTAGTGAATACTTTATTGACATCTCTGAAGTAAGTATTCATATAAGCCTTAAACATTGCACCCATCATAAATCTACCTTCACCAAACTCTTTAACCTCATTCAAAAAACCACTAGCTTGTTTAAGTGATCCCTCTGCCTTATTAACTAATGATTTATACTTTACCTTTTCATCATCAGTAAATCTAGCAACTCCATCCATATCATTAAATGTAGCGGTAGTAGTATAAACATCGTTACTCTTTTTAAGAGTACTAATATCAACCCCAAAAGATGCAGATAAACTACTAAAAGAAGTCCCACTGTAACTAGTATGAAATACTATTCCCATCTTTGCACTGTTTATTTCTTTTCCTATAGTAGAATTAACAGGAACAGTATAAACAATTGTATTAGGTTGAAATGATATTACACTCTCACCATTAATTGTTTTAGTACTTTTATTATCAGTAAAGAGAAGATCACCTTGTAATATACCAGTGATACCAAGATCGGGAAGATGTTTAAAACATGTTTTAAGTACTGCATTAAGACCTGGATTAGGATAATGATAATCTATTAATTGTTCTGTATAACCAATCTTTGCATTACTCTTATTAAAAACTGATTTAGTACCAACAAAGAACATCCCATTATTAGGATCTCTACCACAAACGACAGCAGGAGCTCCATCCCACTTAGTGGTAATTGTTAATTTAGATGCTCCTCTTGGTTGACTTAACATGTCACCAAGTTCACGTAAAAATTTTACAGCATTCAACCCACCAGACTTTCCACTGTTTACAATATCATCTTCTATATGTTCTAAGTGAGTATTCTTAGCCATTATTGTGGTACGTCTTTTAATACTATCTTAGCCTTACCAACCCTTTTTAAGAAATCAGGATGCATGTTTGCATGGAATCTAGGATAACCTTTAAAGTTACCACCATACCTCAACTCCACAGTTAAGATACCAACATCACCTTTATATAAATTAAAGAAAACCTTTGCTGCACTAGCTGCTTTAGTTGCTTTCTCATCAATTACCAAATTAGCCTCTCCTTTAGCTACACTAGCAACAGCAACTAATAAACTTGCAAGAGATTCAATTTGACCGTGAGCCTGATATGAAGCACCAGCAGAAGTGGTTTGACCAACTAAAACAAGAAGATAAAAAGAAAAATCATTCTCTGTCCATGTATCCAACTCATCATACATATCAAGTTTCAAGACTCTATTCAATAAAGAATTTGCAATAGTATCCTTAACTTTCTTCTCACGCATTATATTTAAAAATCCCTGAAACAAAGGATTCATTTCATCACTACTTTGCAACCTTGTATTTACAAATTTTCTAAAATCCGTTATAGATGAACTATCATCTACACCATCCATTATACCTGCCCTATCAACTAAATCTTCAGGCCTCTTAAGATTAATTAAAGGGAGCATCTCTTGTTTGCCATTTTTCCAAATAGCAACTTTAGAACTCCATATATCCTCTACATGTTGTTTATTATTTAAATCCAATTCACTAATCAATTTACCTTGTTTGCCCGAACCATTACCTGGTATAATTATATTAGATAAAATACCGCCTGGTTGAGAAGCCTCCTGAATTACTCCAGCAAAAAATTTCTTTCTATGATCATCAATTCTTTCTACTAGTTTTGGATTATCAGAAATAAATTTAGAGAATGCATTATTAATTAAAGGAGGATTAGCTGCCTTTTCAGTCTTCTTTTCTTTCAATGACATACCCACATAATGAGGTATTCTGCCATTATATTTTAAAATAACATCAGATGAATTATAATCTGCCATATCCCATGCTTTTATCTGAAACTTTTTCACCTCATCTGGCCAAGTATTACCTGTTAAGAAAACTGCAGCTGGAGGGCCCTTAGCTACATTTACATTATTTCTTGTAGTAATAACTCCATTGTAAGCTGAAGCTAAAGAATCCATAACAGCTTTTTGTTTATCAGGTTTCTTATTATCAAGTCTCATAGAGTTTGTAAAACCCGTCTTATTTACAGCAGACATAAAAAGATTAGGCTCTGTCTGGAACCTATTAATAGCTTCTGTATGTAATTTACAGAAACTACGATCTTCTGCAAGTGATGTTAATTCATAATCTGAAAAAAGTGACAATACGGCGTAAAATCCTTCAGACGGTTGATATGCAGCGGCCATATTAAAGGGAATACCATTCCCTTTATTTATAAATCACCCTTAGCCCTATTCTCTGACTTATGAACATCAAACTCTCCG